TGCGAGCATTGCGGGCAGGAGATTCACAACCACCAGAAGCAGTCGATGCTGGCGTGCGGCGAGTGGCGGCGCAGCGCTGTTGGCGACGGCAAGACGGCTGGCTTCCACCTGTCCAGCCTGTACTCTCCGGTCGGCTGGTTCGCGTGGTCGGATGCAGCCAAGCAGTTTGAGCAGGCGCAGAAGAATTCCGCGCTGCTTCAGGTCTTCGTCAACACCGTGCTGGGCGAGACGTGGACGCTGTTAGGGGAAGCACCGGAGTGGCAGAAGCTTTATGACCGGCGGGAGTCGTACAAGGTTGGAACCGTACCGCCTGGCGGCCTGTTCCTTACGGCTGGCGCGGACGTCCAGAAGGACCGCATCGAAGTTGAGATCACGGCTTGGGGTCGCGGTAAGGAGTCGTGGTCGGTCGATTATCGGGTGTTCGAAGGCGACACCTCGCGGCCGCAGGTCTGGGAGAAACTCACCGGACTGCTGAACGAATCCTTCTCCACCGAGTCCGGCCTGGAATTGCAGATCCTGCAACTCGCCGTGGATTCGGGCTTCGCTGCCATCGAGGTGTACCAGTGGGCGCGACGCCAGGGCGGGCGGGTGCTGGTCATCAAGGGCGATTCGCGAACGCCCGCGCTCATCGGATCGGCCGCGCCGGTGGAAGTGGGGCCGGCAGGCGCGAAACTGAAGCGCGGCGTGCGGGTGTGGCCGGTCAATTCCGGCATGGCCAAGGAAGAGTTGTACCGGTGGCTGCGCCAGGATCGGCCGACGGACGAGGACGTGGCGATGGGGATTCCGTTCCCGCCGGGGTATTGCCATTTCCCACGCTACAGCGAAGAGTACTTCAAACAGATCACCGCCGAGCAGTTGGTGACGAAGATCGTCAAGGGGTATCGCCGGCACGAATGGCAGAAGATGCGCGAGCGCAACGAAGCGCTCGATTGCCGCGTGTATGCGCGCGCGGCGGCTGGACGGGTCGGTATCGACCGTTTCCAGGAGAAGCACTGGGCCGACCTCGAGCGGCGGGTCGGCATGCCTCCGGTGAAGGAAGTCAAACAAGCACCGCAGCAGCAAACGCAGCGCGCGGATGGCCGGCATGCCGCGCGTAACCAGGTGCGCTTCAGGATGGATCTCTAATGGCATTCACTCAGACTGACCTCGATGCTCTCGACGCCGCGCGCAAGCAGGGGGCGAGGCGAGTCCGCTTTCAGGATCGCGAGTTCGAATTCGATTCCGTGGATGACTACTTGAAACTCCGGAATCTGATCCTGAATGACATCGCCCAGCAGAGCGGGCCGCAGCAAGTGCGCCAGGTGCGGATCTACACCACGAACGGTTGGGGCTGCTAAAAGCACAGTGCCAATTGAAACGTTAATGACGCTCGCGCGCCAGGCCGGGCACGAGCCGATGCCGGTCCCGCGCGTTCCACGCACCCGCGCGATGGGGACGTTCCCCTTCGATGCCGCCGGTCGCGGGCGACGCGGCATTGGCTGGAATCCGCCGTTCCTCGGCCTGAACACGCTCCTGTTTTCGCACGGGCTGGAGTTGCAGGCGCGGAACCGGGACGCGGTTCGAAATAGCGCGTGGGCGGCGGGGGCCGTGGACTCGTATGTCGCCAACGCGATCGGGCGTGGGATTCGCCTGGTGCCGCACCATCCGGACGAGAAGGTTCGCGACCTGATCACCAGGAAGTGGAATCGCTGGACTCGGGAGTGCGACGTCGAGTACGACCCGCGGAATCCTGCATCTGGCCAGACGGATTTCTACGGCCAGCAGATGGTGATCGCGCGCGAAGTCATGGAGGCGGGTGAATGCTTCGTCCGGTTCCGGCCGCGTTCTGTGAAGGAAGGGCTTACCGTTCCGCTGCAACTCCAGTTGATCGAGGCCGAGCAGTTACCGTTGTGGCGAACGGCCATCGAACGGATGCCGCCGAACAACTCAGTTCGGTGCGGCATCGAGTTTCAGAACGATGGGCGGCGCGCGGCGTACCACTTCTGGAAGGCGCATCCGGGCGAGACGATGTTCTTCCCGATGGACGCTCTCTCGGTCGAGCGCGTTCCGGCCACGGAGGTGCTGCACGTTTACAAGCCGATCCGCGCGGGCCAGTTCCGGGGACAGCCGTGGCTGACATCGGTGATTGCGAAGCTCTACGAACTGGAGCAATACACGGATGCGGAGATCGTCCGCAAGAAGCTCGCGGCGATGATCACCGGGTTCATCACGCAGGCCAGCCCGGACAATCCGATCATTCCACCGGACCAATACCAGAACGGGCCGACTCAGACGGAGCCGGGAGCGCAGATCAGCAAGCTCGAACCCGGCACGTTTCAGGTGTTGAACTTCGGCGAAGAAGTGCAGTTCGCCGAGGCGAAGGACAGCGGCGACTTCAAATCGTTCATCAGGAGTTGCCTGCAAGCGTTCGCGAGCGGGGCCGGGCTCGCCGAGTATCAGATCAGCGGCGACTTGTCGGGGATCAACTATTCCTCGATCCGCGCCGGCCTGCTGGAGTTCCGCCGCAAGTGCGAACAGTATCAACATTCGGTTTTCATCTTTCAGGTCTGCCATCCGGTCTATAAGCGCTGGCTGCGCGAAGCGATGCTCGCGCTGGTGTTCGGCATTGACCTGCTGAACGCGTACAACAAAGATCCCGAGCCGTTCGAGGAAGTGCAGTGGGTAACCCCCGGCTGGCCGTGGGTTGATCCCGAGAAGGACATCAAGGCATCGAACGATGCCATCCGCAGTGGCCTCTCCACTCGCTCGGCTGAAGTGGCCGCGCAGGGGCGTGACGCCGGTGCCGTCGACGCAGAGCAGACAGCAGATAACAAGCGGGCGGACAAACTCGGGCTGTCGTACGACAGCGATGGCCGCAAGGTCCTGACCGGGCGCAACGCCGGATTGACGGAAAGCGAGATCCAACAGGACGCCGCCAAGGGCGAGGTGGACGTGAAGCCATGACGAATCTGACTCGTGTTGCATCGCGCTTTGTGAACACGCCGCTCATGATTCACCCGCCCAAGCTGGACGTGATAGTCCAGGCGCTGGGGCCACGGCTGGGGATCATGCCGGTGGCCGGCGTGAAGCCCGTGGAACCGTTCGCCGCGGCGTACATGGAGCAGGCCGACGACAGCGGCTACCAGGTGATCGACGGCGTGGCGATCATTCCGATCCAGGGCGTGCTGACGAAAGCGGAATCCTGGGTTTCCGCGCTGAGTGGCTGCAGCTCCTACGCGCAGATCGGAGGCTACCTTCAGGATGCGGTCAACGACGCCGGAGTGCGGGCGATTCTGTTGCAGGTTGATTCGCCGGGCGGCGAGACCACGGGCTGCCTGGAACTGTCCGACTACATCTACTCAATTCGCGGCGCGAAGCCGATCTATGCGGTCGCTGACGACTTCGCATTCTCGGCGGCCTACGCTCTTACCAGCGCGGCCGACAGGATCTTCATCACGCGCATGGGAGCCGTCGGGTCCGTCGGCGTGGTGGTGCTGCATACCGAGGATTCCAAGTTCAACGACGAGCAGGGGTTCAAGTACACCTACATCTTCAAAGGCGACAGGAAGGTCGATGGGAACCCGCATGAACCGTTGTCGGAGCGGGCCGAGAAAGACATCCAGTCCGAGATTGACCGGCAGTACGACCAGTTCGTAGCAACGGTCGCGCGGAACCGGAAGGCTGACGCAGAGAAGATCATCGCGACACAGGCCGGCGTGTACTGGTCGGAGAATGCCGTTCCGCTTCTCGCCGATGCGGTAGGAACACTTGGCGATGCCATGAACGCGCTTCGTCAACTGCTGGGTGAGCCGGTCCAGAGTTCAACGGCGGCCATTGCCGCAATGTCCACAACCAAGGAGGTAACAGCAAGTATGCCCGATGAAACGACAATCGCCGCCGAGGGTAAGAAGCCCAGTGACGGCGACGAGAAGACCAACAACGAGCCGAAGTACTGCCATGCGTGCGGCACCAAGCTTCACGCGGATGCGACGTTCTGCCACGCCTGCGGCGAGAACGTGAAGGGCGACGCCAAGAAACCGGAAGGCGTGGCCCCGCTCATTGGCCTGGCCGCGGTGGCTGGCGAAGCGTTGAAGATGAGACCCGAAGGTGACATCGAAGCCATCGGCGCACTGTGCAAGATGGCCGGATGTCCCGACAAGGCCGCGGAGCTCCTCACCAAGAAGAAGTCCACCGGCCAGTACTTCAGCGTGGCGGAAATCAGCGAGGAACTGACTGCCGCCCGCGTGATCGAAAGCGAGAGGAGCATGATTACTTCGCACGTCAATCCGAACCAGGGCGCAACTGGCTCGCTTCAGGAACTTGAAGCCCAAGCCACTTCCTACGCCCGCCAGAATCGCGGCAAAGAGACTCCGAATCTTTACGCCGAAAGCGGTACCACCAAGCTGACCAAGGAGCGCGCCTACGCTCAGATGCTCGAAGAGCACCCCGAGGTTTACG